TAAATAGCACTTTGTGGTGTGCCAATATAATCAGGATTAATACCAGCGAATGTATAATTGGCCAGTACGGCACGCATATCTCCGAAGACCATACCAGGTTCTCCCTTGATATATACGATAAAACTAATAGCATTCTCATCGTTATCATTTAACAAAGTAAACTGATTAAATATGAGACTACCATTAGCATCTACGTCAGCTAAATTGGAACCATCAGGACCAACAGTGGTTATCGCATTACGTAATAAACCACAGGTTTTAAATACCTGATTACTAGCCCAAGGCACTTTAATCTCGATAAAATTAGATGTAGCTAAATCCCAAATAACACTATTGAGTACTTGCGTATCAACTTTAGTGCCCTCACTAATTATAGAGGGGGATCTTACATCGTGCGATATTTTAATCTTACCTTTCATAAATGCCGTACCAACTGCCTGAAATCTATATGTTATAGTGCCTCGCCATCGGTTAAATGGTAAGGCAGCCATGCTCAGAGCAGTAGGTGTAAAAACTGTTGCAGTTCCTTCATTAGTCACGAAACAAGCCATAGGAGTCACAGGAAAAGTATAACATTCCAGTGGTCCCGTCGTTTGGCCCGTGTTTAAATTAAATGTTGATACTATGGTCCAGCGCGATAAGATATTATTCAAATTCATGTGATCTGGATCTTCATAGCCTAAGTGCCTTGTATCTAATAGCACTTCATTCTTGTAATCACCAGCCAAACTATCTATATTGGTTGGTGCATTATAACAAGATAAATTGCCTGCCACGCGAGGTACAATGGGACCCGCTCCTTCTTGACTATTAGGGTTACTCAAACCCATAGCACCAAGTAAGGCTTTCACTCCCATCTCCGTTGCTTTGCCCACCATTTCACCACTAGCGGCTGCTATACCATCCTTAATTGTAGGTACATCAGAAGAAGGTCTATGGTGAGGATCTATGCAATACTCGTCTGATTGAGGCAATTCTGTTGCTGTTGTCGTACCAGTAAGTGATACATCTGTTAACCACGCATATATGGTCAATTCAGGTCGTATCCCACTACCAGTTGGTACACGAGTGGGGGTGATTACTTTATAATGTAACGCAAAAGAATCCTGTATAGATTCAGTACGTGTAATATCTAACCCATTCGAGGGACATATAATGGGTAAAGCTATTTCTCCACCCTTTTCCCTTGATAAATCAGTCACCACACTAGGTAGTTGTGATAATTGCGCTAAATCAGGCATGGTTCGACCATAATTTAATGGTCCTAAACCATTGTCCCTAGCATACCAAGGGTGCAAAGCTATAATTTGGCTACCGGCCATTGTAGGTGATCCCACTACCACAACCTTAATGTGCAATACAGCATTCAAATAAGCATAATACCTGATCTTATCCCTTATAACTGATAAGCTCAGAAAACTAAGTAATGGGAATGTTGTCACATCACTGGTATCAGTGGCAGGTCTAATGACCCCTATGCGTCTAGGTCTTGATAAGTAATACTGTAAATCCCTTGATTCATGTTGCCTTAATGATAGCATATCTGTTCTTTGCAGACTCAGAGTCTGCATAGAATGTTCAGCTGACGATGTAAGTACAGCTGTTCCCGTTGCTACAACACTATTGTCTAGGTGATCTTCAGATGCACCAAAAACTTCAGATTGCACAACGTTATCATGAGAAGTTCGGCCCTCACGCCCGTTTAGAACTTTAGTGTCTAAATAACTGTTATTTATTTTATTTTCAGCAAGTGGTTTTCCTATATCTGGTTCACACTCATCCCCAGAGGATGATGAACTACTAGACACATAGTAGTCAATAGATTCATTTTCACTAGAAGCCTCTGGTGTCATTGGGTAATCATCTAGGTCAATGGCGCTATCCAAAGCGTCTTCTTTTTGCCACCACTCTTTACGCCTATTACGATATTCATAATATTCATCATAGTCGTACAGAGCTTCAGGCATTATCATAGAAATCTTATCTAATAACTCGCGTACGAGTAAAATTTTAGTTTCATATGTTTTTCTGTCGTGGTAGCTTAAAT